GTGGGTTTTCCAAGGGAAAAAATGGAATCAATCATTCAGATCATCATACTCGTTTTGTCAGGCCTGGCTGTCTGGCTGGTATCGCATTCCAAGGCCAGAGTCCGAAAGTGGGGGTACGTTGCCGGGTTGGCCGGGCAGCCGTTCTGGTTGCTCACCACCTGGCAGCATGAGCAGTGGGGCTTGGTGGCGTTGTCCTGCTGGTACACCGTGGCCTGGGCCCGGGGGGTGAGAAACTTTTGTGTGAGGACCAGATAATGAACATCTACGAAGAAGCATTGGACACCTGGGGCGAGGCGCCTCAGATAGCCATGCTGGCAGAAGAGTGCACCGAGCTGGCGGCAGCCGCGCTGCATCTGCTGCGGGGTCGTGAGGCCAAAGAAGAAGTGGCTGAGGAAGCCGCTGATGTGGAGATCATGCTCCAGCAGCTGCGGCTGATCATGGGAGACGAAATCGACGAATGGAAGCGCAAGAAGATTCATCGCCTTCGCCATGTTCTGGACCGAGTCCGCGTATCCATCACCCAGAATGGCACGTGGCGGGTCACTGCCGACGATATGCAGGCCGTTGCCAAGGCGATGAACTCGACCCGCTTCATCCGCTACGAGTGCGGATCGTGCGGCGAGAAGGTCCGGGTGAACGAACCGGGCAAGACAGGTGATGAGTACGCGGACACGGTGTTGGAGATCTCCTGCCCTCGATGCGGCGGCAGGATGCGGCCGGTCCCGACCACACAATCCGAGGAAAGGGGATAGCATGGGCTGGGCGCTGGAGCATTTGACCGAAGATCGACGGCGAAGGATTGCCGCCGGTCTGTTCACCGTGACCGAGGGCGAGGAAAGCGGCGAGTGGATGAACGGGCTGTGCCCTCTGCACGAGGACTCGAACCCTTCGTTCGGGTATTCCCCGGCAAAGGATATTTTCAAATGTCTGGCCAACTGCGTTGAAAGCGGGGATCTGGTCAAGCTCTATTGCCTGGTCAACGGGCTGGACGACAAGGATGGATTCAAGGCGTTCGTGGATGCATTCGCCCCGGAACACGCCATCAAGAAGGGTGCAGCAAAGGGTGCCGTCAAAGGAAATGTCATCCCCGAGGAAGTGTGGGAGCGGTGCAAGCCGTTGCCGCCATCCTGGGTGACCAGGCTGCAGGAATTGCGGGGATGGTCTCCGGAGGTCATGGAGATCATGGATCTGCGGATCCAGTCCGTGTATTACGGGAAGGACGGGCAGGTTCGGGACTCCAAGCAGCCGGATCGGGTGGCCATGCCAGTGCGGGATCGTGCCGGACACCTGCGGAACATCCGCCTGTACAAGCCCGGGGCCAAAGTGCGCAAGATCATGTCCTGGGGCAAGGGATACGGCAAAAATCGGCTGTTTCCCCCGGCTCCCCTGCATGAGGGTCAGGTCGTTCTGTGCGAGGGCGAATCCGACACACTGTGTGCCCTGTCGCAGGGGTTGAACGCCATTACCCAGACAGGCAAGCCCAACAAGTGGGACAAGGATCAGCTCGAGGCCTTACGGGGCCGCGACGTGGTCATTGCCTATGATGCGGATCAGCCTGGCCAACGGTACGCGGCCAAGGCTGCCGACAACCTGGTGCAGGTGGCCAAGTCGGTCCGGCTGCTGGAATGGCCGCACTTCATGGGCAGGTTGGAGGATGGCTGGTGGCCCAAGGATGGCGGGCAGGACCTGACGGACTTCTTTGTCCGGCACAAGAAGACAGCCAAGGATTTTCAGGAGCTGGTGTTGCAGGCCAGGGAGCATGATAACCCTAATCCTCCGCAGGTGGAGGACGGGATCACGGAGTTCTTTGTCCGGGGGTTGAATGGGCGGTTGTCGTTCAAGCCAAGACTGTTGGCAGACAAGCTGATCAAGGACGTGCCCATTCTGCACGACCCGGACACGGGTGTGGTGTATCGGTGGAACAACAAGTTCTGGGAACCGTACAATATAGACCACATCAAGAGGCTTGCGGTATTGGCTCTGGGCACGGAATCAGACCAGGGCAGGGTGAATGACGCAACCTTCCAGGCAAAAGTATTGTCGAACATCCCTGCTGACCGGGCAGTCAATGACATGGAGGATTGGCTGTGTTTGCAAAACGGGATGCTGAACATCGATACAGGAGAGTTCAAGCCCCACGCAAAGGACTACTATGCAACTATCGCCCTTGACGTAGAGTACAACCCGAAAAGCACAAAAGACTGTAGCCGGTGGCTGCAGTTTCTCGATGAGACCATCCAGACGCCTGACGTGATCGATTTTATCCAGGAGTTTTTTGGGTATTGCCTCACGAGGTCCACAGCGTTTGGGATCGCCTTGTTCTTACTGGGTCCGGGGTCTGACGGGAAGTCTGTTATGCTCAAGGTATTGAGGACGCTTGTGGGCGCAGCAAACTGTTCTGCTGTTGCGTTGGCCGACCTTGAGGATCAGTTCCACAGGGCAAGCCTCCACAACAAGCTGGTAAATATTTCCACAGAAACCGGTGCAAAGGCTATAGAGTCGCCATATTTCAAGGCAATGGTTACGGGTGACGCAATCTCTGCTGCATACAAGCATCACCAACCATTCGAGTTTGAGCCTGTGTGCAAACAGATTTTCGCGGGCAACCAGTTTCCACGGGTGAGGGACAACACCTTTGGAGTGCTCAGACGATTGAAGATTATCCGTTTTAAGCAGCAGTTTGTTGGTGATCGGATCGACAGAGGCTTGACCGACAAACTTTTGGATGAGTTGTCAGAGATCTTTTTATGGGCGCTGGCCGGTCTATTTCGTCTTCTCAAGCAGGGGCATTTTACAGAGTCTCAAGAACTCGACTCAAACCTGTTGAAATTCAAGCGGGCCAACAATCCCGTGCTGTGCTTTGTCGAGGATTGTTGTGCGACCGGAGAGAGCTATTCGTGCCTCAAAGACGACTTGTTCAAAGAGTACAAGTCGTTTTGCTCGTCAAACGGCTACAGCCCGAGAAACAAGGAAAACTTTTTTCGGGAACTTCAAACCGTCCAAGAGAACCTGTCATCACGTCGGCCTCGAGAGAATGGACGCCGGGTGCAGAGGCTGGACGGTATCCAAGTTGTTTCGGAGGCAGCAGTTGTTTAGCGTCGCATCCTCGATCCCCTGCACCCCTGGTGGGACTGGGCGCACGTCATTTCCGGCGGGTGTCCGAAACGTGCATGATGAGGTCGGCGCGTATGACAGTTTTGTTCGAAGTGGTCAGGGTGCGGTCAGGGCAAAATGTGCTTGCCCTGACCATGGATCGTCAATGATTTCAATGGGCGGTCAGGGTGGTCAGGGTGGTCAGGGCAAATCTGATTTATCGCGTACGCGCGCGCATCATGCGCGTGTTGTGATTTCCAGACAGGATTTTTGGTTTTTCCAAGATTATACCCTGACCACCCTGACCAACGGCTCAACCATGCGTGATCCCGCCCTGACCACCGCCCTGACCGCACCCTGACCACCCTGACCACACCGGAGGGGACATGAGTTTCGAGATGCTGGCGGAAAAATACGGGCGGCGAGGTCGCGCAAGGGATGCGTGTCTCAAGGAGGCTCCCGTTGCTGCTCCTGCCGACGATGCTGACATGGTCGAACCCATGCCGGAAATCACGTGGAGAGACAGCGAAAAGGTTGTCGAGCTCAGCGAGTACGTGAAGAGAAATAAAAGCATGGGGATTCGGGTCTGCATGATCGACGGCACCCCAGGCATCCGGTTCGACCCCCCCTTAGCTCGACCAGAGGCCGGGGATGCTGCCCGCCGCCGATGGGAAATATCGTCACGGGCCGAGGAACTGTACCACGTCGCATTTGAGGATCTGACCGCCCTGATCGAAATGGGCCTGATGACTTTGCCCGAAGCCGGACCGCTCGCCGAGAAAAGGTAGGTTCTTTCGGGGCCCCTCACCGTAGGGGTCGACACGAGCGCAAGACTTGCGCGGGTGAGGGCGGAAAATTATTTTAGCATTTTAGCATTCGTGCAATTTCAAGGGGTTGTGCCGGAAACCCGGCCCGCCACAAGTGCTGTAAAGAAGGAAAAGCGAGGTCTATTACGTGGGTGTAAAAAGTAATACCGAACCGAAAAGTGGTAACACCGAAAAGGATCAACCTACCGTATTTGAAAATGCGTTTCAGGTGTTCAAATATTTGACAGAATCCGGATACAAAGTGGCTCGGCAAACAGTCACGAACCACATCAACGATGGCAAGTTGAAACCTCGGCGCGGTGGTGGATTTTCCGTCTTGAGCGTGCATCGATATGCTCGCGATTTTTTGGGCAAGAAAATAGATGCCAGTCGAGAGCTAGATCTCCCCCTGGGCGAGGCCCAAGAGCCGGGCGGTTACCAGGAGGCTCGGGTTAAAGCCGATGCCGAACTGAAACAGGTCCAGGCTCGGCGCAACGAATTCTTGTACGAGCGGGAGAAGGGGCGCTATGTGCGGACCGACACCGTGGGCCGGGAGCTGGCCGACAGGGCCCAGGCGCTCAGGCTGCATCTGGCGAATTGGATTCAGGAGGTTTCTGGGGATGTGGCCGCTATCTTTGGCGGCGATGATCAGCGATCCAAGGAACTGGTCGCCCTAGTGGAGGGTGACGAGACCAAGGCTCAGGAGCTGGCCGGATGGATGTTTTCCAGATCATCCGAACTGGTGGCCATGTTTCGTCAGCGGCTCAAGGATGCTCTGAGCTCCTACGCCCAGGGGGCCTGGTTCACCGACGACATGGCGTCCGCCTGGGAATCCTATCTGGCCGGCATCGACGATGATGCCGAAAAGATCACCCTCGAGGCCATCGACCTGGTCAACGGGGATCCCGCCCTGGTCGACAATCTTCGAACCCGGTTCATCCTTTCCAGGAGGGATGATTGATGTCCTACCTGCCGCCTCCGTTTACTCTTCTGCCCGGTGAGATTCAGGTCCTGGAATCCAGGCCCCGCGTCTCCACTGCCGAATGGGCTGAAAAGAACTTCCGGATCGTGGCCGGTCCGTATGCGGGTCAGTATTTTCAGCACAATCTGGCCCCGTATGCAAAGGGCATCATGGATATGTGGGACCGTCCATGCGTGCGGAAAATCTTCATTGTCGCACCGTCCCAGACCACCAAGACCTCTATTGGGTACGCATGTGTTGCCGCTGACATTTGGCGTGACCCTGCATCTGCCGGCATCGGCATGCCCGACGAAAAGGCCGCGGCCAGGATCTTCGAGGAAAAGCTTGGCAAGCATTATTTGAAATCACCCATGCTCAGAAAGGATTTGATCCCGGACAAGCAGGCCATTCAGAAGACCAAGCTTTTGCTCAAGGGGGCCACCATCTACGGGCTTTGGTCGGGCTCGGAATCGTCCATGTCTTCGGTATCGCTGCGTGTTCTCATGATCGACGAGGAAGACGCCAACATGGATAAGTCCTCTGTCTCCACCATGGAGGAGCGGACCATCTCGTACCAGCACGATTCCAAGATCATCCGGGTATCGAAGCCTCGTGGCACCGAAGACGAGGGCACTATCTGGAAGGACATGAAAAACCAGTCCCAGGCAATCTACCAGTTCAAGGCCGTGTGCCCTGCCTGCCGGACCGCCCAGATCATGATCAAGGATCGGATCAGGGTTCCTGAAGGCATACGAGATGCCAAGGAGATCCTGCACAAGAAGCTCGCATGGTACGAGTGCGAGTGCTGCGGGTATCAGTGGAACGA